CCGGCCCTTGGTAGTTAAGGTAGCTTGGCACCTGATAGACTCGACCCCGAAAGTCACACGATGACGGCATGAACATCCGCTCGTTGCGGAACTTACGTGATAACATCAAGATCTTGGAGATAAGGATTCTTTGTGAACCCAACGAGGTGTTATAGGCAGCCCGTTCCCGCTTGTCGTCCCTCCAGTTCCTTTGCTCCTCGACCGACATGTGATCACCGGGCCACTCAGGTAACTCTAGGTCGTTCCGTGGTGGTAACCCGATCTGTAAATCTTCATCCCACGCCCATTCAAGCATCTCAAGGACGCGATTGTTAATGGCATAGGGTGTTTCCTGTATAAGGTTAACCGCGTTGTAAACCTGGGGCATCTCGGGTGCCATGCGTAACACGTTGCGATCAGAGCATCGGATGAACGGAAGCACAGGAAGCCCTTGATCCTTGTTGATGCCGTAGCCTCCACCGAAGACTTTCTGCCACGGCTCCGGGCTTTCCACCATCGGTAACCAGAACGGTAACAATAACTCCCGGTAGTTGTCGTAGTCGTTGATCCACTCTCTAGTAACATCCGAGATCTCAACCATCCGCATCGGCTTGAAGTGACGGCGTTGGCGCTGGGCCTTCTCGGTGAACTTAATAAGACCAGTCCGATCATGGACAATCTCCAACAACATAGAGCCACACGAGATGCGATCCCGGCGTGTCCAATCGGTCCACTCCATGTCCTCACTCCGGGCGGTCTTGTGAAGATAGGCGCTTTGAGTTGCTGGTCCCCGGCTCGCTAAGTCTTGCATTCTCTTAACCAACCTCGACCCGAACTCGTGGTTACGTATGAAGTTGTCGGATAGCAGTTGGTCCTCGACGGCCCGGCCTAGGCGAAAACACACACTAGCATAGGACCGAGGCTCGTCGAGGACATCTAAGGTAGCTTTAACAGCTATCAATGCTATGGGACGAAAGTCTTTAACATCTACTAAACAGCGTTGCCACTGTGACTTGTTCTTTATTTTATTTACTGTTGGAAGCAACTCAACTAGGCCCAACGATACCGGCTCAACTCCTTCACGCATGATGCGTCTTCCGGCGTTGGTGAGGGAGCCTTTGTTACTGGCCCGGTTCTTTCGATACCTTTGGACCCCAAGATCTAACATCTCTTGGTTGAGGTTGTGCTGGTCCATTAAAAAGTGAAGTTGATAAGGGTGTTCAATGATGGAAAAACAAGTAAACCACGTGCGTAGCTCTCTTACGCCTCTAAGCCCTTATCAAGAATCTTGTCGCGTTTCCGCATCAAGCGGTCTCGCTTCTTGACGATCCTAGCGATGCGCTGGGTTAACATCAAGCATTCATCTTCAAGAATTTGCACTTTTATTTGGTCCCGATGGCTTAAGTATTTTCGCTCTATTTTCATGTGGTGGTGGTGGTTGTTGTTAGGTTGGTGATTTCAGCAATAACATCTTTGAGGTAAGGAGTAGGGAAAACCTTGGTCTCCTTTGGTCGGTTGGTCTCCTTGTCGATTATCTTGGTGACGTGAACGAGGTTCTCCTTTTTTAAGTTTCGCAACGCTACCTGTATGGACTCCCGGCTGGTTTGAAGCATGGCCGCAAGCTTAGTGTTGGTGACTCCAGGTTTAAGCACAACGGCAATGCAAAGGGATGCCCGATACATGGTGTTGATGTTAGCCCGACGAAACAACTCGGTTGTCATTAGTAAAGTTTTCATTTTTCAAGGATGTCACGGGCTGCTGCAAGATCACTCGGAACGAGCTTCGCGTATCTCAATGTCATGTTGATGTCCTTGTGTCCCATCCAAGATTGGACCACCTTGATGTTAACACCCTTGGATAGAAGGCGAGTTGCACACGTATGGCGGCACGTATAAAACACAAAGTCCTTCAATGCTTCCGGGTCTTTTCGGCGTAACCTTGCCCACTCTCTTGTGATTCTATAGGACGTGTATCGCTTCCACTCCCCAACGGTCTCAAGGGCCTCCAATGCTTTCTTTGTTAATGGGATGGTCCGTGGCTCCCCGTTCTTTGTCTTGATTATGTCGATCACCGGCCCAACGACTGGATCACGGCGTATCATGGAGGACTTTAGGCCCAACGATTCACTTGGACGCAACCCAGTCGCAATAGACCAACGGAAGAACAACCGAAAGCCGTTGTCATCAATCAAAGCCTCGATGGCCTCTTGGTCCTCTTCACTAAAGAACGACATCCGGGCGTCCGAGGGTTGCTTTAGGCGTGGAACTTTGAACCCAACGTCATGCATCCCGCGCTCCCGTGTGAAATCCAGGGTGGTCTTCAAGGTCTGAAGCTTGCTGTTGATGGTGGAAGGTTTGTTACCCTTCTTGACCTCGCTAAGGATCACCTTGTCGATTACGCCCAACGATAGACCCCTTGTGGTCTTGGGTAACATCTTAAGCCAGAATTTAATGTTCCGACTTTCTACCTCCGCGCGGGCTTTTTCGGCCCAACGATTGATAAAGGTCACTTCGAATAGCTCTTGTATATTTGCCATAAAAGACCAATAAAGGAAAACTTTAACCATGTAAAGATGTTTTTTCCAACGGTAACAAAAAAAGCAACCCAAGGTTTCCCCTAGGTTGCTTTGTGGTGGCGTTGCGGTGTGTCTACGGTCGATTTATCCACTCCTCCTCTTCTTCTGTCCAACAATCGACAAATGAGCGGGAAAAAGAATAAATTTTAATTCCAAAGAAAGTTTTGCAATAGTAAATTACACCCTTTTTATTTTTCAATATCTTGTATTTCGGTTTCATAATTGACATGGTGCTAGTTACCCCCTCGGAATAGTTCCCACGCTAGATAGGCGGATAGGAGAGAGAAGAATAGCCAGAGAAGCTCCTCGAATTTGTTCATAATGCTTCCACGACAAATCCGGTTTCGTCTTTCTTGGCAAGACCTTTCTCAACTAATCCGACAACCTTTCCCGTTCCATCTAAAAACCTTAGATCGCTTTCGTCTCCATCGATAACAGCAAAACCATTCCAAGTTTTAGGAAGCTTTCCACGGAAGACAACCGCAACATTCCCCCCGGACGCTAGGAAAGCTTTTGAGTGGACACTATCGCCTTTCTTTTCGCTTCGGGAATAGGTTAAATGGTAGTTTGGAGGAAGGTTTCCCTCCAAGTATTCAATCATGCGGTTTTTCCCCTTGGTGTAATCGTAAAATTGGACCTCCGGGAATTCCTCGAATATTCCAGTTTCCTCCCATTTAAAATCAGACGTGAGATTAAGACGGAAGCACGGAACGAGTCCTTTCTTTTCGCTTGATCTAATGGCGCTCTTGATTTCCGCGCGTAGTTGATCAAGAAAACCGTTTCGATCCTCAAAAAGGAACTTAGTCTTGTTGATACGTGATCGTTGCACGTTGGACATAACACCCCGGCCGGCCGTATCAAGACAAGCTCTTGCACAACCTTTGCTTGCCCACTTGCAAACTTGGAATCCTGATTTATTGAATGGTGAAAGGTGGACACCATAGGTTTTAAAGCCTAGCTTCTCACCCTTGATCGTTTTGGCGTTCCCGCTGTTAAGGAGTTTCATTTCGTTTCCTCCTGTTCATAATAAGATACATTCGTTGCGTTATAGGCGGACCCTCTCTTGATAACATACTCGTTTTCCATTTCATCTAGTGCGTTTCTGAGGGCGTGGTCTGGATACTTAGACAACTCCATGAGGGTGCCTAGGTTTACCATGCTCCATTTACCAGCGCATCGGAGGTCAGTTTGTAGTTGATACAGAGCTTGCAAGGCAGGAATTGCTTGGGCCTTTGCTAGTTTTGCGACTTGGGCTTTATCGTATGCCCTTTGCTTTTTGGTCTTTAATTGTTTTTTCATAACATAACGGAGTCATTAACTCCATAAAGCCCCCCGGCATAACCGAGGAGCTTTAGGAATTAACGCACAGCGTCCGACGTGTTAGCTACTACCAGTTTTTTGAATGCTTCCACTCCGAATCCGTCCAAGCGTGGAAGAGTCATTTCGATAAGGTCCTTTCGAGTCGCAAAGCTTCCGCGTGACACCCTCTTGCCAGTGATAGCACAAGTCATAGTCCATCGTTTTGAAGTCAATTCATTCCCCGATAAAGGGCGATGGATAACAAACTCAAAACCCTCCCACTCCCATTGATACCCCTTAGCGGTGAAGAGTGCGGTTTTTCCTTCTCTTGTCCTTGCATTTATCGTTACGGTCGTTTTTTTCATAATGTTGTTTTTAGTTGGTGGTGTTACTAAAGGCGGAAATCCTCCCGGCTTCTTTTTCTTTCCGCTTGGTCTCTCATGCGCTTGTATCGCTTTGCGCTTTTGGCGTAGTTAACAACCACGCAAGCGTATGCGACGATTAACAATACACAAAAGAGGAGGATGGCGAATAGAGGGCCTGTTAGGTTTTCTAGGAAGGTCATTGTCTTGTTACTATCTACGGTTTCTTTTCACGTGCGCCTCTAGTTCCTCAAGAGTCTTCATGAATCCAGTGATCGTCAAAATATCCTGGTGCTCATGGTTTCCGGAGTTTTGAAGATCGACTAGTTCATTGAATAACACTTGCCACTCTTTAGTGTCTCTTAGTGTTACCGGCTTTTTGTTGAATATGTTTTTAAACATGCACACTTCTACGGTAGGTCACCCTAGTTGTCTAGCATAAAAAACAAAAAAGTTTCCACGTGTCTTTTAGAGGTGCTGGCAGTTTCGTTTAAAAGTGTAAGCACCGGTTGCTTTAGGTTTGCTTTAGGTTGTCTCTAGGTTGTTAAAAGTCAAAAGGGGGGTGACAACAAAAAAAACGGACAAATGCAACTCACTTGCAATAACAACCAAGAGCCCCCTGGTCGATATAACATCACTAGAGCAATGCAAAAGACATTCTATAAGTCTCTACACTTTGCTATTAATGAAGCCACTATCCACCAAAAAGGGACCCCCTTGCTTATTAATAGGAAAAGAGCGGTCGATTTGACGTTTTCGAGGGGGCTCGGGGGGTAAAATTGATTCGCCAATATAACGTTACCCCTTCACATTTTTATAACAAAAACCTACAGCCTATCATCATCCTCGATCTCATAGGATTCCTCATGGATAAGCTGAGTCATCTCGGCGTGTTCTATGGCACCCCGGAGCTTCTGTTGGATGGTCGGCATCATCCCGAGGCCAGCATAAGGATTAGATGATATTACCTTAATGTTCTTGGTGTCTTTGTGATGAACAGCTACCACAACATCATCGAAGTGTTCTCTAAGAACAGCTAAGGCATGCTCTAGGTTGTCTAGGGAGACTTCAGGTATCTCTTGGTGCTGGATGTTGGAGTTATGTTGCATTAAACACTGATAGGTTGGATAGTTATAGTTAATCATTAACAACTACTCTTAGAGCTATTCTTAGGTCTCCTTAAGTCCTCCTTATTCTAAGATCTCATAAGATCATCCTAAGATATTGTTATTGATGATGTTATTAATAATCCTTAGATCATCCACCTTCGGGGTCTCCTAAGATAGGCTTATTTCCTTTCTCCCTATTATGGGTCTTATTCCTAAGAGATTGTTATTCAATTACTTACCCCAATCTGAAAAACACTTGTTAATACTTAGTGCAATGGCTTTTCCGAGTTGTTGTTTTCCGTATGATGACTCTTGGAACATCTCCCATTCTCGTTTGTTTGTGCCGAAGAATGGTTCAAGGATAACACAAGGTGCTTTGAGCATCCTGAGGAACCGTGCGCCTCGCTCGTTATTCTCTTTGATGGCCTTAGTTCCCCGGTTGGTGTTATTGGGAAAGGCGGAGTCCATGGATTCGATAAAGGCTTCGGCGGCTTGTTTGCCGTGTTGGGAGGTGTGCCAGTAAAGGGCTTCGTATCCGTTGGCCTTGGGGTCGCTAAAGGCGTTGAAGTGGAGTTCGACCACAAGGTCAGCCCCAAGGGGATCAACGCCAAGCTTAAGGTTAGCCATAGCTTCGGTGTAGGAGTCCCCGTGGTATTTGTCGATAATGGTAACATCAATGTCTTCGTGAAGGTAAAGATTGATAAAGTGGGCAAGGGTTCGATTGTAGGCCCACTCAGTGTGGGTTTCGTCCCAGCTCACGGCTCCCTTGTCGTTGGGCCTAGAATGCCCTACAGCCAGCACAAGGCGTTGTTTCCTAGGCTCACCTACCGGTCCCTCCAAGACCCTCTCAGAATCCATCCTAAGGCCACTATCGCGGTATTCCTCAAGCATTGCTATAATATCGTTAACAGTCTTTATATCCATGATGTATATGTGCTTTTGTTATTATTGTGGGACTTGTAATAGGAGTCCTTGAAGTCTCTGAGTTGTTGGTGGATGGCTTCCTCTTTGCGCTCATCGATCTTTAGGTCGGCATCTTGGGCCATCTGTTGTGTCCAGTAGGAGACTCCCATGGAAAGGGCATCAAGTCTATCATCGTGTGTTAACGCCCCTTTTTCTCGTGTAAGGCGAGATAGCTGGAACATTAGCTGATACTTAAGCTGTGTCTCGATAGGATACTTTTGGGCGGAGTCGTAGTCGTTCTTGATGACCTTAGGGTCGATAACAAGGCGGTGTTGGTTAAGGACTGGTTCCAGGGTGTCTACGATTCGTCGTTCCTTTTGGACGTTGTGTCTGATCTCCTCGACGGTGCAAGGGTAGATCTTAGAGAGATAGGGCTTAATGATCTCCACAAACATGCCGTCACCGAAGTTACTTTCCACCACAATAACATTAACCTTGTTCATCTTGGCCTTCATCGTAAGAACCTTAAGAACCTTTTCGTCGTAACCTCCTTGCATACCACCGGCATCGGTAACATAAAGGTAGCCGTTAAGCATCTTGACGACAGCCCAAGAGGTCTCGTCTTTACCACGGCCTGATGGGTCAACAGCAAGGACACTTCCGGTGTAAGGCACGTGGTCACCCACAAGCTTCATAGGGCGAAAGAAACGATCCCCTCGGAACCCTACGTTAGGCACAGTGCTGTCCCAAGCGTTCTCCGGGACTTGCGCCCACACAAGCTTTTCGGGTGCCGTGTCGTTATCAAGATCCATAACAATAAGGTCATTGATCTTTAATGGATAGCGGTCTAAGTCGGACAGCTTAGGGTCCAGCATGAACTGCATGGCGAACCCGGACTTACCATAGGATGCTTCACGTTCGGCTAGGTCGATGTCACCAAAGCGGCTGGGTTCGGTAGGGTCTCCTACGTTATCATCATCAATACAGGAGGCAGCTATGTTACCCTTGTAGACCTTGTCGGACTTATCGGCTGTTACCTTCTTTGCTGGCCACACGCGCATCTCGTAGTCACGCTCAAGCATCTTGTTATAGATACTGTCTTCACACTGGGGTGTCCCAAGGAAAAGGATGCGGCTGTTGTCCTCAGGCTTAAGGATGGCTTCGAACTCCTTGACTTGCTCTGAGAGCTTGTCACGCATCGACTGGGTGGCTGAGTTGTTAGGGACTTCTACGTCATCAGCAACAATAATGTCAGCACGGGAGCCGGTAAGCTGGGATGTTATACCAAGGGACTTGACCGAGGGAGCGTGGGATGCTTGGGCTGGTCCGACATCAAAGGAGATCTTAGAGAAGCGTTGTTTATCCCCAGGCATCAGGTGAGCCAAGACGGGCATCTCGTGGATCAACCTAAGGGTGAACGTGGAGAAGTCATCAGCGCGGTTCTTGGATGCCGAGACAACAAGGATGTTCTTTTGTGGATCTAGGAGTAGTTGGTGGACTACAAAGGCTGAACAGATCCATGACTTACCGACACCTCGGAACCCTTGGATAACACCTCGTCGTGGACCGTTTTGCATCCACTCGGCTATCTCGTATTGGATAGGTGTGGGTGCGGGTAGCGAAAGGTGATTCCATGTCATCCAAAGGAAGTTACGGAAGTCCTTAAGCTGTGGCGGAAGGTCACTCATTCATTAACAACTTTATCAGTCGCATCTTCGAAGGGAAGCAAATTTACAAGTGCCTCCAAGGGTGAATCCTTAGTGATACTTGCAGTGATGTTATTGTCCTTAAGTAACTGACGTGCAGCGTTTAACAAGGCCGGAGGTGCTTCACCGCTGTTGATTTGGTCGATGAATGTGTCGATGAGAAGGTCTTGTAGCCCCTCCATCTTTATGCTTCGTTTTTCGTCGCTCATTTTTGTTTATTCTTTAAGAGGTGTCGTATCTTTATTAACATATAGATCAACGTGGAGAGTCCTACTGCAATAGCCACAGTGGTGTTAACTTGTTCAAGTGTTATATTTGCAATCAATCCGGTGATACCTACTAAGGGTGTATTGACTGAGGAGTTCATCTGTTTGTTATGCACTAAGGGTGCTTCCGAAGACCACGAAATCAAAGCTAAAGGTGCTGGTCTCAGTTGCGTCTGCGCCGTCAATAACAAAACCATTTACGGTTTTACTAATAACAGTCGCGTAAAAGTTGGTGGCAGAACTAGCTGCGGAACCTGTCACTGATACAAAATAATTAACGTCTGACATAGGCGTGCTAAAGGTAATTGTTCGTTTTGAAGTTGATGTATTAACAACGCTCTGAACATTATAAGATCCTGAAGAAAATGACTCCGAACCTGTATCATAAGTTACTGATCCATAGCACCTTGGAGAGAACGGACTGTGTTTAAGAACGTCAGGTGTTACGACACCAGCGGTGCTGCTTTGGGTCTCCATGTTAGCTTTTGAGGCTTTGGCTACCTTAGCTTGTGTTACGTTTGCATCTTTAATGTTATCTGTCTCAACAGCAACGGCTGCAAGTCTATCGTGTGTTACGGCACCTAGAGCTAGGCTTGCGGTATTGATGGAGCTTGCTTGTAGGTTTAACTGGTTAACAGCTCCGGGCTGTAGCTTAGTGTTATCTACGGATGCGTTAGCGAGCTGAAGCGTATCCACAGCACCGGCTGCTATCTTACTTCCCGTAACGGCCCCCGCTTCAATAGCTCCTGTGGTTACTGTTTGGACGCCCGCATTTGTGTCGGCTGCATCCTCGGTCATCTCCTGTGCGGCAAAGAGACCTTGCTTATAGGAGTTATCGAGATCACTTTCGCTTAACACAGCACCTGACTTGAAGTCAACCAAAGGAAGGACTGAGGTTGTCCGATAGATTCTTAGCTTTGAGGAAGAGTCAACAACCGCACTGACAGACGCTAAGGAAATCCACGTCGCCGCAGTGCAAGTAACTGTCTTTGTAAGAGCGTCTACGGTGTAATCAACATCCTTGGTAAGAACCACACGCACGTCACTACCGTTGATAAACACTACGGTTATGTCGTCATTGCTGAGGGCTTCAATACCATAGGTAATGC